GAAAGCGTTACAAGCGGAAGACAAGGTGTTTACAGGTATGCTCGAGAAAATGGGAGTCTACGGGAATGCGCCAAAGGATGATGACAACGATAATATTCCAGAGCAATTTGTAATTTTAATAATTTGTGAGAGCGAACAGAAACAGACAAAAATGCTTGAACGTTTTATCGAGGAAGGATTAAAATGTCGAGCATTACTATCGTAAGAGAATCTCAAATTGTAAAAACGCCGCGAGTGATGCAACTTGAAGGCATTTTTGATGTCCCGCCCTCTGAGAAAAGCACGGAGAGTTGGCAAGTTGATCTAGAACTTCCTGAGTCGTGGAATGTCGGTTTGATAGTTGGCGCAAGCGGAAGCGGAAAAACAACGGTAGCGCGGGAGTTGTTTGGCGATTACATGATGAAGGATTTTAGATGGTCGAAAGACAAAAGTATCTTGGACGATTTTCCAAAAGAAATGAGTATCAAAGATATTTGTGATTTACTTTCATCGGTAGGTTTTTCTTCTCCGCCGTCTTGGTTGCGCTCATTTCGTGTTCTGAGCAATGGCGAGCAGTTCCGTGTAAACATGGCGCGAGTATTGGCAGAGCAAAAAGAATTGTCTGTTGTGGATGAGTTTACGAGCGTGGTGGACAGGATAGTTGCTAAAATCGGTAGTGCGGCGATTGCCAAAACCGTGAGGCGCAGAAACCAAAAATTCATAGCCGTATCCTGTCATTACGACATTGCCGAATGGTTGGAGCCGGATTGGATTTATCAGCCTGCAACGAATGAATTTGCGGGCGGGAGGTTGCTTCGGCGACCTAAAATCAATCTCGAAGTTAAGCGCGTTCATTCGTCCGCTTGGCAATTATTCAGGAAGCATCACTATATGAGTCTGGAGTTGGCGAAAAACGCATGTTGTTTCTGCGCTTTTTGGGATGATCTACCGATAGCGTTTTGCGGAATACTGCCCGCGATGGGAATAAACAATGCCTATCGCGTTTCTCGTCTGGTGGTTCTACCAGATTTTCAGGGCGTAGGAATTGGTACAGCATTATTGGGTTACATCGCGGGAGTTTATAAATCCATAAAAAAAAGGATGATGATAACCACTGCTTTACCCGGACTGTATCATTCGCTCAACAGGAAGAATTGGCATATGATGAGATCGCCGTCGTTTGCCAAGAACCCCAAGAACCCCAAGAACCCCACTTCTATCAGGCGGCAAGCAACGGCGGCAACGCAAAGATTAACGGCTACATTTGAGTATAATGGGGAAAAGACAATGGATTTTTCAGACGCCGAACAGTTTATCTTCGGGAAGAATGACCCAGCCTGATTGAAAACCCCGAGGAGTTAAGTCTTTTGCAAAACTTATTTTTGAAACGGATCGCAATTCAATGAACACGGCATATCTGGATTTTGATTTTGCGAGCCAATATTTGTCGTCCAGGGAAACTCCGCAACCATCGGCGAATAATTGCGCTAGGATCGTAATGTCTTCTGATTGTAGATTGTCGAATTTATGGATTGCTTTTATCCGAGCAGAGAGGCGAATTTCCCCGGATGTTTCTTTTAGGAGTAGAATGTCGCTGTCTTTGATGTTCCAGCATGGCGGGCGATTGATTGATAATCTAGACTCGATTGTTTTTTCGCCACGTTCAATGGCGTCTAAATATTTTTTGTGGAGAAACGCGACGTGAATCATAGACTAATTTTATCATCTTCCCCTACCCTGTCAACGATAGGAAAAAAGCGGCAATTCGAGGTCGTGTTGAGCGAGCCTCTACGGCGTCGAAACAATCCTGTTTTGACGAAAAACAGCATTTCTGAACACTACCGGTAGACAAAAAGATGATAAAACGACATTATTGTCTACCCCTACTAGTGGAAACGTCTAAAACGAGACGATGCGAACTACATCAACGTCACCCCGATGGCTTAGGTGACACCCTGACGTGTCGGGTATGCGAAGCGAAAGAGAAAAATGACTAACCCTGCTACAAATAAAGCCGAAAACAGCGGCAAAAAAAAGGCAACTGGCCGCCCATTCACGAAGGACAACAAAGAGACCGGCGAGAAGGACGCCAGGATTAACCGCCGTGGGCGATTGATCTCGGATATGACCGCGCTAAAAAAGGAATATCAAAAAGTCTGGTCGGAGATAATGTTCGTGGAGGCGATGGACGAAAACGGGAGACCGATCCTGGATAAAAAAACTGGCAAGCCGAAGATGGTCCCCGCTGTGGACGATATTACGGGCGAGAAACTTACACGGCTAACGGCACGCCTGCGCGTGTCCACGTCCTCACGCAATACGCAGGAATTCCAGACTGCGCTGGCGTATGCGTTCGGGAAGCCGAAGGAAGAAATGGACATAACCAGCGCCGGCCAGCCGATAGGACAAATTGATGAAATCCAGCACAATCGAGCAATACATTCACTTGCTGAAACCATCCGAGAAATCATATCTGGAGCGGATACAAAATAAAACGGCTCTATGGACGCCGCAGAGCAAAGTACAATGGCAGGCGATACTCTGTCAGGCGGACGAGTTGTATTTTGGCGGATCAGCAGGCGGCGGGAAAACTTTTTTGCTGATTGGCATGGCGATAGAGTTACACCAGCACTCGGCAATTTTTCGTCGAACTTACCCAAATCTCACAGAAATCATACGCGAGACTCGCAATATCCTGGAGGGGTACGCCAGGGAGAATCGCATGGAACACACCTGGACTTATCCAGATGGGCGGACGATAGAATTTGGGGCGGTGCAGTATGAGGACGACAAGAAAAAATGGCAAGGCAGGGCGCATGACTTAAAAAGTTTCGATGAAATAACAGAATTTACGGAATCGCAGTACGAATTCATTAGCGGCTGGAATCGAACAGCCGACGAATGCCAACGGGCGCGCGTCATCGTAACCGGCAATCCCCCCATTGACGAAGGCGGCAGTTGGGTAAAGCGCAGGTGGGGGGCCTGGGTGGACGATAAGCATCACCGCCCTGCCACAAATGGGGAGTTGCGTTGGTACGTGACCGTGGATGGGAAGGAACAGGAATGCGACGGCGGCGGGATGTTTATCCACAAGGGAGAGAAAATTTATCCGCGCTCTCGCACCTTCATTCGCGCTATGCTTGCTGACAATATATTCTACTCACGCGATAACCGCTATTTGTCTGTCCTGCAATCCCTGCCGGAGGAATTGCGCGGGCCACTTTTGAATGGGGATTTCAATGCCGCGGCTCCACCGGAACCATTTCAGATTATCCCAACCGAATGGGTGCGCGCCGCACAGAGACGATGGCTGGAACGGGAGAAGCCGACAACTCCGCTTACGGCGGTCGGCGTGGACCCGTCGCGGGGCGGGGCGGATAAAACTGCGGTCGGGAAGCGGTACGACAATTGGTTCGAGGTGTATTCCTGGCCAGGAGTGGTGGCGGTGGACGGTCCAACTGTGGCCGCGCTTGTACAGCAGGCGGTTTCGGGGGAGGTTCCGCCCTCGATCAATCTGGACGCCAACGGGATTGGGTCATCGGTGTACGATTCGCTTATCTCCCTGTACGCCCCTGGCATTATCCACGCGTTCAACGCGGCAGAGGCATCCGAGTATCGAGATAAGAGCAGGCGATTGAAAATGCGAAACAAACGCGCTGAGATGTATTGGCGGATGCGTGACGCGCTGGATCCCGAAAGTGGCGAAGACTTGGCGCTCCCGCCTGACACTGAACTTTTAGCCGACCTATGCTCGGCTCGGTACAAGAATACCGCCTCGGGCGTGCTGGTGGAGGAAAAGGGGAAAATCAAGGAACGCATTGGCAGGAGTCCGGACGTGGGCGAAGCGGTGATGTACGCTTACATGAGCGGGCTTACCAAACCGCAGTTATTCTGAGCAGTGGCAGGGATTGTGCAATTGTCCTATAATGCAGATAGGAGATCGGCATGGATGGTTTTGGCAATATCATTGTTCACGTGAATTTCGGACCTCTTGGCGTCGAGACAAAAACATTCGAATTGGTTGGCGGCCCTCGTCTGCTTATTTCGTATGATTTATTGAGAGAATTTCCAGAGTTTTTGAGAAACCTTCCCTCAGAGGGGGATGAGTTTCAGTTGGGTCCGTATCGTCTTAAAATTTATTCGCACGATTATTCGTTCACGGATGAAGAATGTATCCGTATAGATTATCCGTTTTGGTGGTGGCTTGTGTTTTGGCATCGAGCTTCGAGATTTTTCAGGATCGCCAAAGCGCGGTTTATCATCACCCTGGCGGTATGGAGGCTGGCAGATCATAATCCTGCCAGTATTCCATCATTCCATGATGTCCATATCATCCGCCGTCTGGTCGGCCTATTTCACAGGAGCGTTAAATCATGAATCGTTTCTTCCGTAGATTGTTCAACCCCGGCCCGAGCGCCGAGGAACTCTCCATGATGATTATCCGAGCCAGGGCGAAGGCCACAGAGATGCTCCCCACCTGGCGGGAGAATAAACCAGTCGAGGCGGAGACAAACTTCCACAGTCTGGTCAGGAACGGGTGGCGAAAGAACGAGTTGATCTTTGCCTGCTCAAGCCGCAAAGCAAGCACGGCCAGCCAGGTAGACATGGACATTGTGCGGAAGTCGGATGGAGAGGAACTGGTGGACCATGACTTGGCGCGCCTCTTGGATTCTCCCAACCCGCACATGAATCAATTCGACTTCATTTCATCCATCAGCATTTTTCAGGATTTTGCCGGCGTTGCGTATTACGAGAAAGTGCGATCGCGCGCTGGAAAAGTTGTTCGGTTGTGGCCGATGCTACCGGATTGGGTCAAGCCCATCGCATCCAGCAAGACTTTCGTTTCTGGCTACACCTATGGTCCTTCAGGCGTTGACCCGGTCATCCTACTCGCTGAGGATGTGCTTGCCATTTCGCTGTTCGACCCGCTTAACCAGTATCGCGGTTATCCACCGGTAGCAGTCGCGTCACGAGTGGGAGACCTGGATAATGCGGTTACAGACTATTTGCGCCTGTTGTTCCAGGAAGGCGGTGTCCCTCCCGGCCTGCTGAAAACGAAACAGGCCATCGATGCGGCGATTGCGGAAACCATGCGCGATGAGTGGAAAAAACACTACGGCGGATATAGGAATTGGGTCGATCCTGCGGTGCTTGGGTACGATCTCGAATACCAGAAAACTGGACTTGGCATAGAGGAGATGGGGCTGGAAATTCTGGACGAACGATCGGAAGTGCGAATCTGCATGGCGATGAAAGTCCCTCCTACTGTCATCTC